CCATTTGGGCATCTACAATGTCATGGATTAAGTCCCAATTTGGGCTACGGTAATTGCTACCACGAAGATGTTGCATAACACCAGGGAAGAATTTAGCAACCTGACGGCTGACAGAATTACATCCACCATTATTAAAAATATCGTAATATGCGTTGACGACTTGACGATATCGGTCAAGCGGTTGGTTGATACCTGAAGAATCGTCTCCAGGAACATTATAACATGGACCAGATACTGGGATCATATTTCCCATTTTATCTGCCAAATTTTGATGAGGTCCGTTTCCACCCCAATATGATAAATCACTCATAATTTAACTCCATTTCCAATTTACAGATACTATTATACTCTATCTCATGGAGAATGTCAATAGTTTTTTATGAGAAAAATGAATTTTTTTATGAAAAAAATAGAATCCTGCCTATTTGACAGGATTCCATGATTCGTCAAGCATTGATTGAGCTTGACCTTTTAAGACAGGATCTGCTTTTGTCAAAACGTCCATCATATACTGCTTTTCGTATTTGTAAGCTTTATGGAAGAACTTTTGGTCATGCGGGATAATGGTTTGACTGTTATGAATTAAGTCGGCAACCTTAATCGTTTGACTTTCAGCAGGTCCAAGTGCGAAATGATCGGCATCCATCTTTTTACGGAATTTACGATTACCGTCATCTTTTTCTGAAACGTTTGTGCAATAGTGAACATATTCAGCAACAACAGAACCAAAGGTATCTTTGATTTCTCTAAAGGTAACTGGTGTATCTTCAACTACATCGTGAAGTAAAGCAGCAGCAATCATTTCAGGAGTATGTTCTACAGTTTCAACTATTTTTGATACTCCAATAGGATGTACTGAATAAGGTTCTCCAGTATATTTCCGTCTTTGACCATCATGCGCACGTATGCACAACATCAAAGCTTCTTGTACTAATTTCTTATCTGATATCATAATAGTTGTATTGTATTCTATTTCTTTATGAATGTCAATAGATATTTATCTATTTGTGAAATACACCATAAATTCTGACGGAAGGTTATACCAATTGTTCTTATAAATTTCTTCGTCGTTCCACATACCTACATTATGTTTTTCATTTTGATATTTTACTTTACCTTTATCTTGGTATCTCTTGAGGAAGTTATCTCTAAATTTAATCATATCATCGTTGCCTGAATCTGCATGACGACGGTGTACCTCAACTGAGATGTGACCTACATTTTCGTAAATCCAATCAAAGTTTTCTTCGGTAAGAATATCGTATTCTCCACCTTCACAATCAATCTTAAGATAATCTATTTTCTCAATACCGTAATATTCTACAAATTCTTTCCAACGAAATGACTTGAACTCTCCAGCACTGTCTCCGTCGTAAATATGTTGTATATGATCTGGGTTATTTAGAATTGCTCCATGACATGGAACAACAGGACATTCTTTTGCACTGTAAACATAAGGACTTACGTTTCGCATTGCTGTATGTAGGAGCTGAAGATTTGGTTCAACCATATAAACTTTAGATGCTCCTTTATCCAAAGCCATACAAGAAAACATTCCAACACATGTACCGACATCAACAACTATATCACCAGGTCTTGGTTCGTCCCACCATTCGTAATCCTTTGTTTCAAAGAATTCCTTTCTCATGTTTGCTACATGGTCCATGTCTAGGAAACCCATGTCCATATTTTTATTCAGTGTATTATAATTCATAATATAAAATTCCTTAGTGGATTACTTGACTGCCCTCCGCAACTAATCCATCTATCATGTCAAATGTATGTTCACCGTGGCCTGACTTAATAATATCCACGACGGTTGGAAATTCACTATCAGTTTCTACTTCAAGAGTTGATAGCTTTCTTTGTTTGTTGGGTGGAAACATATCTCTTATATAATGATAAGCTGCTCTTTCAGTTTTAAAGGAACAAGTGGTAGTTAACCCAAAAGGATTGTTCGCAGCAAAGCATGCATATATTCTACCGTCCTCTTCCATCCCAAGGTCGTATCCATTATATGTACCTAAGAATACACCCATGTTTTCGTCAGAGATTATGTACCTTATCTTTTTCATACAGTTCTTTATATGTTTCCCTTACAGCTCGGAAGTGGTCAAGGTAGTCTTCAGTATTAAACTCAAATACTTGCGGATCTTCGTTATCAACACCGATAAAGACAACACCTTTCTTTACAGGAGTACCAGTCATTTCTTCGAATGCTTTGGCATAAAAAGAAACCTGCATAAAATAATTTAAAATCCATTCTTCCTTTTTAAGTTTTCTTGATGTCTTAAAATCAACTACAGCAAGTTCACCATCCCATTCAGCAATACAGTCAACTTGGCCTGCAGTTTGTAATTCGTTAGAATACAAGAAACACTCCTGGTACCAAATATTATTTATTCTTTCGTCAAGGATTGGTTTCATTGTATTAAACATCTGAATATTCGCAGGCATATGCTTTTTGGAATAGTCAGGATCGTTATCTAAATAATCTTCACAAAGTTTATGTACTGCAGTACCACGTCTTGCGGCTTGAGTGGAGATACGATTTGCTTCTTCTTCTCCGACTCGTTTACGCCATTTTGCGATATCTTCTTTTCCTAGAATACCTAGGACAGTTGTGACTGATGGATATCCTTCTCCTGAAGGAGTTCGATATATTCTTTTTCCATCTTCGTTAGATCTTGTTAATTTTTCTAGGACTGGTGCGTCCGCATTGTGTTCAAATAATTTCATAATAAGTTAGGGGTTGGGGACCCGAAGGTCCCCGTGTTTGTTAGGCAGTCATTGCTAACGACGGCCGATATGATTGTCTCTCCTTTGCGATAATATATTCTTTTACTAAACCACTTCTTACAATATCTTCAATTCCAAATTGAACTACTTTGAAGGAATGGTCCATCCTTTTTAATACATTAATAAAATCTCCAAGACCGGATGTATCATTCCTATTTCTTGAAGTGGCAAGGTCATCTTGCGCTGTGTCACCACAGAATATGATTCTTGATGTTTCACCAACTCTTGTTATGATACTATCAAGTTCATGATAGGTCATACTCTGACATTCATCAACAATGATAATTGAATTATCAAATGTAAGTCCGCGAACGAACGACGATGTCATAAATTTGACTGAGTGTTTTTGTTTTAAAATCTCCCATGCGTCTCCTCGGCCAAATAAGTTGTTTACAATATCAGCATAAGGTACTGAATAGACGGCTTCTTTTTGAGCCTGGGTACCTGGCATAAAACCTTGTTCCCTTGTCTGAACTGCTGAACGGACAATTATAACTTGGTCATAATTATCATCATTTAAAATGTCACTCAAACCAAGATATAATCCACACATTGTTTTTCCTGTGCCTGCTGTTCCGATAGCAGCGATATTATATCCAGCATTATAGCTGTCGAACATATCCTCTTGAGTCGTTGTCATTGGGGAAATATTTCTCATTGAGAATTTTGTATCCAAAGTTCCTTTTTGTTTCCTCTTCAATAACCTTTTCTCTTTCGGTGATAAACGACGCTGTCTTGACATATATAATCTCCTGTTTGCATCAACTATGGAGATAATGAAAAGCTCAATTATTTCCAGTCGTTGATTTTGTTTCCTGTGTATGATTTATTATTTTTCATAGATGTAAGTAAATCACGAAAACCTTGGTCGGGTTTCATACGACCAAGTCGTGCGCTATCAATCAAGGTTGACGCACCAGAAATTATTTGTTGAATATGGGGGTTTTCTTTGAGGTATTCTTCACGTTCGGCGATCTTGAGAATCTTGTCAAATTGTTCGCCTGTGTCTGTATCTAAGAATGTATATGTAGGCATTTAATACCCTTTCCAAATTGCTTGCATAATTGTATTTATACAATATCTTCGTAGATTTCCTTCCAAAGCCTAACTTTTGTTATGTCAGGATGGTTGTAATGATCGTTGAAATCGTGTGCGATTAAGTAAGGTCTCAATCCGAGATTTAAACCACACTCTGCGTTTTCAGGTTTATCTTCAACCCAAATACAACCACTGTCTTTGTAAGGAGCCAATCCATCGTCCTTATCAGCTCCGCAGTCAAGACAAACCACTTTCTCAAAAACTCCTTTTCCGAATAGAGTTTCAAGATTGTGTTCTCTCAACTTACCTGCATAATAATCAGTACTTAAACTGGTAATACAATGGAATACATAACCTTCGTCATGTAATTTTTTAACATATTTAATTGCATCTCTCAAGCCGGGTAGATATCCGATTCTTGCAGATTCGTTAAACTGTCTGATTAAGGCTTTTGCTTCAGCCTTTGTAATGCCGAAAGTTTCGTTAACCTCGTATTCTCCATGGACCTTCATAATATAGCCTTTATCAGCCATAAAACTGTAGAAGGCGTATTTCCAATCAAGGAGAACACCGTCGCAGTCAACAAGTATTAATTTTTCAGCTCTGTAGTTCATTTTTGTCATTTCTTTTTCCATTTCAGATTATATTATAACAAAGAATTGACAAAATGTCAATAGTTTTATGAAAGAAAATTTCGTTTTTCAGATAGCTTTTGTTTCCTATTGTTTCGGGTTTGATTCTTGGAACTTTTATTCCTTTTATTATCTACTTTTTTGTATTCATCCCAATCGTTAGAATTTGCGCTTTGCTTGCTGCGCCTAGCCATGTTATTTTCCTTTTACTTGAATCCGAGGTCCGGAAGTGCTGCTTCGAAGAGGCCTGGAAATGCTGCTTCAACTGTCTTTCTTGTAATGCCTTTTACTGGAGTATGAGAAATCATATTCTCTGCTAGCAATTTTGCATCTCCTGGGTATAGGTCTTCAAGAAGTTGAATGAACAATGTTTCTCTTCTCATTTGGTTGAGGTTGTCGTAACCGCCTCCTTTGAAGAAAATTCTTAAACGTCTTGCTTCTCGATACAACATAGTATCAAGGTCAATCAGATTATTTTCTTTATAAGGTGGTTTACTATCAGGTACCATGAATTCAATATCTTCATCATAAATTAAACGAAGAACTCCTTTCAATGGCACTGAGGCGTGTTTTTGTAAAAAGGCAACTTTGTCTTTTACACTTTTTTGTTTTCTTGCTCCGTCAATGACGTCGCATACTGCATCTCTAATCATAATTAAAAATCCTGTAAGTCTCCAATCAAGTTTTTCAACTTTTTCTTTACGAAGTAGTTAAACAATTGAGATCGTCCAACTTCTTCTTGGTTATTATATTCATTCAGTATAATATCTTTATACTGCTGAGGAATCTGAGATAGGTCAATCATTTGTTTATTACGATTGAACCTTAACTTAGTTTCTTCATCCATTTGGTCAGGTGTGTTTGTAAACATTTCAATTCTTTTCTTTGTCATCGGCTTTTGTCTTTCACCGATTGCTAATGTATTATCAGCAGAAAGAATATTTGGAATGCCGTCACCAACATCACCTTTCAATACATGTTCCTGTAAATATTTATTAGGATCTGCATGTCGGATCCATTTCTTCAACACAGGATTATATTGGTCAACATTTGCATACTTGTGTAATTGAATAAAATCCTTATCTCCTGAAAGAATCAGAATCTTTTCTCCACCTGTATTTAATTCAGTACCATGTTCTTCGACCAGTGTAGCAATAATATCGTCTGCTTCACAACGGTCAATGTATAATACTTTATAGGGAAAGAATTCTTCAATCTCTCTGCGGATTTCATGAATTACATCAAAGAGCGCATTCCAATCAAGTTCTGATTCATCGCGATTCTTTTTACGATTTGCTTTATAATAAGGAAAGTAATCCTTTCTCCAAACATTCGTATTATCGCAACAGAGAACAATTTCTCCGTATTCACCAGAAAACTTTTTACGATTGAAACGTATAGAATTCAAGAACATATGTCGAAGGAGATTTTCATCAAGCTCGACATTTGTATGGTTACCGATGCCTGCGAATAAAGATGCAAGCATTACTTGGTTGTAATCAACTAATATCATAATTTAATCCAAATTTACTATTTCAATTGACCATTTTAATCTAAATCTTCGTCAATGTCAATAGTTTCTTCTAAATTTTTCTTTAATCCTCCAGATAGCCTATCCGGAGTTGTATCAAGTATCACTACATTATTTTCAGCAAAAGGCTGTAATTGATGTTCTTCATTCATTGTTTGTAAATGTAGGGAACGGATTGCTTCAAAGATAAGAATCATAGACGGAAAGTATTTGTCCATATTTTCGTCAAAGTCGCAACCTGCTCTTGCCATTTCGCCTAATACATTCTCCCAAATGATTTCGGCTAATTCTGTGGAATAACTTTCTTTGTATTCTTTAATTCTTTCTTGGACACTGATTTGGTCAATCGGTGGATTAGAATGAATGTTTGGAAACTGAATTAAGTTATCCTTGTTTTTGGTAGGCATCTCCAATGTTCCTTAAAAGACTGTTCCACATTGTGGCGAATGAGGCAATACTATTTCTTGCCAAGTTGTATCTATCAGAAAAAGTAAATCCTTTAAAGTAATTAGGATCGTTCTTCATCTGAGTTAGAATTTGTTTAGTGACAGAGAATGCGTAATTTGCATGACCATTCATATCTTCATTCCAATCATACATAATTGTTGCATTCGCTGCTGTCTCTGGTAAAGCACCATAATTTGGATGAATACAAATCATTTGCGATTTGATTGCTTCAAGTAGTGCGATACAAGATGTCTCTTTCCATATATTAGGATAAAGGAAAATATGAGATTTCTTTAATGCTTCAATGACTTCCTCATTAGGTTTGACTCCATGAAAAGTCATATTGGGATGTTGTTCAATTCTTTCAAATAAAGGCTTATATGCTTCGTTACGTTGTTCCCAACCATAAATGTCAAAGCCTGAGTATACATCAAGATGAATATTATCAAATTCTTTAACTAACGATTCAAAGATTGGCACAAGCAATTCTAAACCACGGTGAGGAGTTGTATGATATACAAAACGAATAGTTTCCATATCCTTTTCTACAGGATCATACTTGACTTCAACTGCGTTGTGAATAACAGAACAAATACTATAAGGAATACCATATCTGATAACATATTGGTCACGCTGCCAAGCTGTCACAAAAACAAAATGTGCAAACTTTTGCCAACCACCGTTAACTAGGATTTGATTTTCAGGATCTTCTGCTAGGTCATGACACCAAAGAATATTTGGTACATCATCGTATACTTCTCTTGGTCTTGATAAATGTACTGCTACCTTCTCGAGTACTTCTTCACCAATATTATCAATTAAGCGCTGTCTCATCATTTCAGTTCCGCCTTTTGAATTGACGGACTGCTCAGACTCAATCACTACGCCTTTATAAATGCAACTCATATTTTACTCCATTATTTTTGTGAGAGATTATAATCCTCTTCAAGTTCTTTGTATATCTCAATTAATGTTGCGTGGAAATTCCTTACCGCTCCATTGTTGTGTACTCTATATGTCTTAATATCCATTTCTTCATTAAGGACATATGCTTTGTCAATTTTTGTCTCAAAATTAATACAGTACTCTTTAATTAGATTGCCGTTAAAATATCTACGACTATCTGTAGAGTAATCGTAACCTTCTCTTGTTAATTGAACAATGACAATATTTTCAGAGCCTACCTTTTCAATTAAAGGTTCAAGCTCTTCAACGAAACCGCCATCAGCGATTGCGTAATGTTTGCCTTCTTCAATTTCTTCAGCAACTAACTGACCGAAGTAATCCAAACCTTTCTTAGGTTTGATAATATCCTCCGATACATAAATCATTGCTTCTCTACGAGATCTGTTTTCTAATGCAAGTTCTTTCTTTTCTTTTTGTTCTCTGTCATCATAACCTTGCATAAACCATCTTTCGTCAACTTCAAAATGTTTACATGTTTCTTTAAATAGTTGATACTTGAAAGACAGGTTTCCAAAGCCAAACATTTCCTTATAGAGGCTTGCTGCTTCATCTTTCCCAGAAGCCGGGGGTCCGTTAAATATTACTATCATCTGTTATACCGTTTTCTTGATAGAATCCATACTTACAAATATAGTAGGCATCTACGATATCAGTAATCGGATTCCATGATTTGTTTATTATACCACATTTTTCGCGAATGTCAATAGAAACTTCTTCCTCAAACGCTTCAATCATTCTTTCTTTATTTGCGTTTCCTTTACCACTTGCGAACTTTTTAATTACCGTTGGTGCAAATACTCCAAACTTTCTTTCTTGTTCATAAAGCTTGTGTTTAAACAAACCTGCATTTTCAGCAATCTGAAATACTCGTCCTACCGCTCCGAATGCATATCCTTCAATACCAACGAAGTCTGCATCAAGAACTTTCTCTAAAGACCAAGAACCTAACATATCATAACGTTCCTGGTCGGTTGTCCAATTGTCAGGATATAAAGTTGCTACATATTGTCCTTTTTCACCTTGTAGCAATTTCTTTTGCTTTACATAGTAATAAAAGGTACAGTTATCGTAACTCC